CTATGAGGATAAGCCTGAGTTGAAGCTTTATAAGCGTGCGCTGGATAAGCTGCGTCGTAAAAAGGCTCATATCCTCTCTGAGGCTGAGGAGAAGATACTTGCCCTGACTGGTGAAATGGGTCAGTCCCCTGAGAATATCTACTCTATGTTTTCTGACGCAGACCTGCGTTTCCCTGACGCTGTGGATAAGGACGGCAAGAAGTTCAAAGCTCAGGGCGGTGACCGTGTTATGTACACCACACATCACCCCTGCTGGGACGCTAAAAATCGTGACGGACTTCCGTCTGAAATGCCTTTTGAATACAGCGGTATAGCTCACCTGTTTGCGTATACACAGCCTGCTGAAATGCCTAAGCCTGTGCCTGCACCGACAGTTCAGACAGCACAGACTGCCACAAAAAAGTCGGACGAGCCTCTTACTGATCTCAGCGGCTTTGAGGACGTTGCACCACCGCCTATCGTTATCCCTGAGGGCATACCGAAAGCACTTGCGGACCTTATGAGAGCCAACAACGTAAGCGAATCGGATATACGTCTTGTGGTATCTCAGAGAAACTATTTCCCTTATGATACCCCTATCACAAACTATCCTGACGACTTCGTGCAGGGCTGTCTGATAGGCGCTTGGGAGCAAATGCTGCCGCTTATCAGAGAAAATCAGAAAGTACCATTTATTTAAAAGGAGGACAACGCTATGGATAATTTTATGGAATACGGCTGGGAAGATGAGATAGTCAACGAGGGTGGGGACTTTGTCCTGCTCCCTGAGGGGGACTATGACTTCACCGTTGCAAAGTACGAACGTGCAAGGCACGAGGGGTCGGCGAAAGTGCCGCCCTGCAATATGGCAAAGGTCACATTCACCATTTGGGGTGCAGAGGACACAACAG